AACGTCCTTTGCCTCGATGAAAACCGGCTCCCTTGTACCGTAACCGTCGATATCGTACTGTTTAATGTAATAGCCGACTGCCTTGTTGTAGCTGTTAAATTCAATGCCGCCAGCAACCTTATTTCCATTTGTTCTTGGCTGCATAACTGCATTGTCGAGCTCATCAACCTCAATCATTTGTAATTTAAAAGGAACGAAACCGTCGCCCGTGTATCTCTTCACAAAGAGAATGCCGCCGTCAACCTTTTTTCGTTCCACTGCCATTCGGATTATCTGGTTCAAGCTCTGCGTTCCCGTAACGTCGCAATTCTGCTTTTTACACCATTTTCTCCATGCCTTTTCAATTTCCTTGTTCAGCTCTTCATCGTCAGTTTTTACCTGAACGTGATAGCCGCCGCCCACGATATTGCGCTTGTAGGCTCCGATAACGGAATTTAGAATATCGCTGTTTCGTTCTAAGTCCCGCGCCCGCGCCCTCACATCGTCCCTGCTGTACCGGTCCGTCATTTCTGCGGAATTGTTGCTGACTCTCCAGTTTGCATTCGCCTTGTCATAAGAACCGGCATCGTACGCTGACCTCAATCCCTCGTATGCCTGCCGGAATGCCTCTCTACGGTACGCGGCTTCCGGGGAAAACGCCGCTACAATATTATCAATAAAACTCATGACGTCCTCCTACCTTCCATCGAAATACGCAACATAGCAATCGTCCAAAAGTCCTCCGGAGCTTTCTGATGCCAGCTGCGCTGTTAAATCATTTTTTATGTTGTACAACTGTTTCAGGTCCGCACGCGTTAAGCTACGCGAACCGATTTTGTAAGACTGTCCGCCGACCGCAATAGCAAATATAGCTTTATTCACTGCGTCTAACATGTCCGCTGTGGATAACTTATCTGTCGCCCCTGCCGTCTGATTGGTATTATCTTCCGCCATTGTCGTACCTCCTTCCTAAATCCAGTTCTCATGCTTTTTAATCCACTGTTCCTCCGGTGCCTCTTCACTGCCGGTAACTGCGCTTTGTCTGCCCTGCGGTTCCTCATTCGCCAGGTGCATTGTTCTGGCTCCCATAATGTCGGCCGCTGCCATGGCATAAACCTCTGTATCTAAATAATGGTTGTCTGCATGGCTGTATTTCGGGCGCCACACCTGACGGACAATGCCGCCGCTCTTTATATTAACCTTGTGCTCGTTCGTAACCTGCGTTGCGTATTCTGAATCGCACCCGGCGTAAACCATCCAGCTTCCTCTTCCGTTCGGTTTCTTCATACGTCCGGCAATCATATCTTTGTACTTATCGCCGTCTACAAGCACCAGCGTCATTCCATGGGCTGAACTGCCTTCCCTATTAATCTTGCTTAGCTTGTAGTGGCTGAGCTGCGCGTGGCTTGCGCCCTTAACCGGCAATGCATATTCTGAATGAAACGTGCAAAAATCATATACCATATCCGTCTGATCACCGGAGTCAATCAGACACAGGCTTACGATAAACGCCTGTCCATCTTCGCTCATGTACTCCAGGTTCATTATGCGGTCTATCTCTTCAAAGGATAGCGCCTGCCCGTGTGCTATGTTCTGACTCGTAAGGAAATCTCCCCATGCTCGAATACTCCAATACAGGGAGGTTTCCTGAACATCGACACCCGCGGTAATCATCTTTGCCCATGATGGGACAATAAATACCGGCACTTCTGTCTGACGCTCCATAACCAGCTCTGCGCTGGTTTTAAGCTTCGTATCTTCCCACGGCTCCGCAAGCCATGAGTTGACAAAGTTCTGGAAATCCTCCGGGTCGTCCTTTGTCAAAAGAAATTCTTTTGCAATATCCGACCATCGTACGAAGGGGCTGTATAATGTGTTTATCCAAAACGCAACCGTCCGCACGTATTTTGTGTTATGCCGAACAACCTTCCAGTCGCCTAAGCGAAGCATGTTGTGTTTGTCGTTATCGGTAATCGCACACCCACATTCCTGGCACACATACGTGGCGAACTCTGCCCGGTCTGCATAGCTCATTCCCTCATCGTCCGGAAACTTAATCTGCTGAAACTTAAATTCGATATATTCTCCGCAATGCGGGCACGGCACAAAGTAATGCTTTTCTATATCTGCCGCTTCTTTTGCCTTCCATATATGCCCGTCCTTTAAGGTCGGGGTACTTGTCATATATATTTTTCTGTTATGGAACGTCTTTGTACGTTCCTTTGCTAACTTAATCGGGTCCGCTTCCTTGCTACTTGCGCCCGGGTATTTATCTACCTCATCCAACATCAGATACCGGATGGGTTTACTTGCAAGCCCAGAAGGAGAATTGCTTCCGGCAAGCGTTAAGTACATTCCCTCGAACTGTAATTCAAGCAAAGACGAATTTTCATCAAATTTCTTTGCTGTATCAGGCGTTGCCAAAAGCATCGGTTGCAATCGATTCTCTGAAATGGACTTAGCAAGTGTCTCAGTTGGATATACAATCATAGTTGGCGCCGGATCCTGCGCCACAATGTAACCAATCATATTTTGAAGTGCTTCTGTACCGCCTATCTGTGTCGGCTTTACAAAAACAATTTCTTCGGTCTCATAATTATTGAATTCATCCATTACGCCTCTTAAATACGGTGTAACATCATTACTCCATGGACCGGGCATAGCGGAAGACTTCGAGTCCAATAATCGGTACTGCTCCGCCCATTCGGACACAGTCAACTGCTCCGGCGGGCTAAGTAATTGCAGGGCTTCATACTGATACCGTGTAACCGGAATCGGTTTACGCCTCGCCATCCTTATTCTCTTCCTTTTTCTTTTTTCTCTTTTTCTCCGGAGCCGGACGCTCCTCTATGGTTACAGACACAACAAAGCTTCTGAGGAGCTTTGTCACTTCGTTCTGCAATTCATTCTCTATCTGCCTTACCTCTACCGGGTCCAAGAATCCCGATAACCGCCCTGCAAGTTTGCTCGGTATAGACATTGCGAATTTCTTAAATGATACAAAAAAACGGCTGTAATCTATCTTGACTTCTTCAATCGCGATATATTTACCGGCCGCTATCTCTGTTCTGAGCCGGTGCAATTCACCCTGCGACTGTTTCAGGGCAACTTCCGCCTCCAGCTTCTGTTCCTTTAATTTAGCTTCAGTCTCTGATTTTGACTTTCCGTAAGCCTTATCAGAAAGATATTTTACGTACTGCTGAATCGTAGGGCGAAGTTCGTACATTCTGCCCTGTGAAGTCTTTGTCGTGGATATAACCCCGTCCTGCGTCAACTGCTGTATTCTTCTGACGGAAACTCCGAACAGATTCGCGATAACGTCTGATTTATAAAAGCCCTTATCCGTTGTATTCTCGTTTGCTGCCATAAATTATCCCTCTATCCTTTTTGCCTTCTTGCCGGTGTACTCTTCCCAACGCTTAATAATAACGCTTGCGTAGTTTTCGTCATACTCCATCAGAAATGCCGTACGTCCAAGCTGCTCCGCCGCCATTAAAGTGCTTCCGCTGCCTCCGAATAAATCCGCAACATTCCAGTCCTTCTTGCTTGAATTCTTCATAAGCTTTCCTATAAGCTCCAACGGTTTCATTGTTGGATGTAGAGCGCTGCTCATTGGTTTCTTTTCAAAAAGCACTGTTGTAAGGTCAGCGTATCTATGTTGCATATCTTTAATATACTGAATCAATTCCGATTTCTTCATTGCATCAAAGTCAACATCGTCCTCCAGAATAACAGTGTCCTGCGTACGGTCATTTACGAAGTAATGCTTTGCTCCCTCTTTCCAGCCGTACAATATTGGTTCGTGTCTCCACTGATAATCCTGGCGGCCGAGCACGAAGTTGTTCTTTTCCCAAATTAGGACCTCTGCCAACTTGAGTCCAGCAGCATCGAAGGCCTTGCGGAAGGTAAGGCCTTCGATGTCTGCGTGAAACACGTAGACAGCGGCTCCTTCCCTCATGCAGGCCTCCATGTTGCTGAACGCTCTTAGGAGAAAATCATGGAAATCGTCTCTTTTCATAACGTCGTTTTTAATTGTCATGGCACCGTTATTGTTCGGGCGGTACTTATTCAGGTCCGCCGCCTTTTCTTCGTAATTTACGTTATACGGCGGGTCTGTAATAACAAGGTCCATAACCTCTAATCCCATAAGTTTCTGAACATCTGCCGCATCGGTGCTGTCGCCACACATCAAGCGATGGCGGCCAAGCTGCCAAACCTCGCCCTGCTTTACCAACGGTCCCTCTTTCTGAACCTCTGCCAGTGCTTCCTCTTCATCGTACCCGTCGTCCGCGGCGTCGGTATCTGAATCCGTAAGCTCAATTAAATCTTCCAGTTCCTGATTAGTAAAACCTGTCAAAGAAACATCATAGTCCCCTAGGTCAAGTTCAACCAGAAGGTCCCGAAGTTTTAAATTATCCCATTCGCCGGTTATTTTATTTAGCGCTACGTTCAGCGCTTTTTCGTCGTCTTTGCTAAGGTCAAGCCATACAACGTCTGCCTCCGTATATCCCATATCGAGAAGCACGGTAAGTCTCTGGTGTCCTCCTATTACCGTACCGTCGCTATTTGCAATAATTGGATCCACGTAGCTGAAATGACCGATGCTGTTCAATATGTTCTGATATTCCGGGTCCCCCTGCTTCAGCTTCTTTCGCGGATTATACGCGGCGGGCTTTAACTCTGCCAGCTTCACTCTTTTAATAGGCAACGTTGCTTCCATTACTGCTTCCTCCAAATACAAAAGGCGGAATCCATCTAAGGTTCCGCCTTGCCAAATCTTCACGATACCATTGTAGCACATGTTGTTGTACTCTTTTGTACTCTTTTTTATTTTTTATCAGAAATCAATGCCAAATCTGCGGCCTGCGTAACGAAATGCTCGATTTTTTTTGCTTTTTATCGGCGTATTTTATGGACGTTCCCCGCCCCGCATCTCTTAGGGAGGCACAGTAGTACCTACTCAACAGGCACAACCTTGCTTCACTGGGTGTCCTGGCTTCCCTGTTAGCGTTGTTTAAGGCACTCCGTTCCTTGCCTTGCGTGCCGTTCTCCGTGCCGACCTTCCAGTTCCTTGCTTCCTTGTATGCCGTGCCGACCTTCCAGTTCCGTCTGCCGTTCTCCTATAGGCACGAGGCACTACTCTTTCAATGCCATTTATTCAATCATCCGACCATCGCTTGCGAGGCACCACCCTTGCGCCAGCTCTGCATGCGTGCGCGCGTGTGCGTGTAGGTGTGCTCCTGTGCGGAGGCACAACCTTGCGCCAGCTCTGCGTGTGCGCCTGTGTCCGTGCGCGTATGCGTACCCGTTCCCGTGTGCCCGTTCTCCGTGTCTGCCGTGTCTGAGGCACTGCCTTGCGTATCGCTTCCATTAGTGTCCGCGCGGGCCGGCGTACAAGCGCGTGCGCGTATGTGTGTACCCGGGCACGTGTGAGCGTTTGTTTGTGCTGATGCTAATTTTTTTTGAATCCGCAAACCCTGATTTTTACTGACATTTTTGAAGTTCCGGAAAAGTTTTTTAATTTTTTTTGCAAAAAGTGCTTGACTTCCAGCCACACCGGAGCTATGATGGCACCACAAGCAACAACGGTTGCAACCGTCGTTGTAAATCAATCAATAGGAGGTTTCAATTATGGCAACTAGAACAAAGCGTGAAGAAATCAAAAACAAGTTAAGCACAATGACATACGGTGTAGAAATCGAAATGACCGGCATTACAAGAGAAGCGGCAGCGCAAATCACCGCCAGCGTTCTCGGCAATGGTGCAAGGGTTCATTATTCCGGCGGTGCTTATGGAAAGTACGTAGTGACCGATGCTTCCGGTCGTGAATGGCTTTTTGTTTCCGATTGCTCCATCCGTGCGGTAGACACAACTGGAAGACA